GTACTGAATTGCTACGTTAATTGCTTTCTTAGCGGCACTAGTTGCTTTAGCGTGTGTCTTAGTTTCAATTTCCATTGACGCTAATGCACCAAGTGCTAATGCTCCACCTGAGCCTATACCATACAAACCTTTATCATCCCGCATATACCCATAGTCATCACTAACTTGATATAACTTTCCATTAAAACAGATTAATGCATCCCATCCAGCATCATCATCATTCTTACCTTTAGGATTTGGGTCATATCCTGCTTCAGTTAAAGTTTGCTTTATAGATGGCAATACTCTAATCATCATAAATCTATCTGGGTCTTGCGTCTTTATTACTTTAGGTGGTTGCCATAAGTTATTAAGAATATCTCCAGCAATAGCATCACCTGCTACTGCAACTAAATACTCTCCAACTTTAACTATCTTGTCACAACCTTTGGCTACATACGGTCTATCTGTATACGTAGTCATTGAGTCTGCCGCTATGACAGCCCAACCCTTGCCTTGAATACCAACGATTGCAGTCATAGTCCCCTTCTAACTTATCGTCTAATTACACGCCTTGCACTAGCCGTTCCTTTACCAGTTGAACTTAAACTAGAAAGTAAACTTTGAATATCTGGAGTACCTGCTTGTTGACCTTGTGCTGGTGTTGCTCCTGGAATAGGACCTCCTACTGGGCCTGTGGGAGCAGGGGACATTTGCTCAACCTGTGAGCCATCAGCAGGAGGTAATTCTGGTGCAAAAATATTTTCTATTGCATCTTCAAGAGTTACACCTTTTTGACGAGCCTTAATAACCTCTGCTATTTTTTTAACAATTGCAGTTGGGTCTTGTCCCTGTACAGCCATTTGTGTTATTGCTTGAGAATATGCTTGCATTGCTGAAATTAATGCAGTTCTCATATCTTCTACTTCAATTTTTTCTTGCTCTTGGGTTACGTTAATACTAAATGGCAATTCTCTCATAGCCATATCTTTAGATATTAATTTACCACCAAGGGCTTGCAACATAAAAATAAGTCCCTGCGCTGGATTAAGACCAGCAAGCATGCCGTATCTAACATCGGCTGAATAATCTTTCTTAATATCTTTTGATGGTTTATAGTCAACACTGTATGGAGAACCAGCATCTACACCACGAACTGTTTTTTCAACATCAAAATATTTTTCATCTACTTGAAAACAAATTGATATAACATCTTTAAGTGCTGAAGCAAAAATAGCCTGAGCAGATTTAACTTGTGTATCAAAACCACCCATGAGTGCTTGCACACCTTGGCCAGTAATAATACTTGCATCAATATTACCAGTACGTGATTCTGGATAACGTGTTCCAGTTCTTAGTTCTTGTTGTAATATTGTTTGTTCAGTAAATGCACCAGCAGGTATAGGTAACTCAACGCGGCGAACACCTGCGGGATTGTTTGTGCGGATAATTGAATCTCCACCAAATTGAATTTCTTGAACATCGTTAGGAACAACGATTGGTGATTGAACTGATTTCTCTGCTGCTTCCATCGCAAGTAATGCGAACCTATTACGAAGTAGTTGGATACCTAGTACATCATCAAACTGTCCACGCATCTCACCGTCAACGGTTGGACGCTTGGCAACTACAATCATCATCTTCCCAAGTGGATTAACCGCTTGAGATAGAATTAAATTTTTACGGCTAGGAACATAAATAACGGATTGGTCTTTATCGTAGTAACGAATAAAATCAATTCTAGAATTTAAATTTTGTTCATAACCTTCTTTGCCCAGTAGTTGTGCTTCGTACTCTGGGAATTGAGATACTAATTCAGCAACTGATAGTTCATATCTTTTAGCAAAGGCAATGCAGCGTCCGTAGCGGTCAAACTCTGGGTAAGCCCCAATTGGACTTTCTACACGAATACGCGGCAGCCCTGCCTCTTCGTCTAATTCAATTATGAATGGGACGAAACCGAATGTGATGTAATAATCTGCTCCTGTGTACATCTGCACTTGTAATTCTGAATGAGTAAAATAGTTAGCAGCAATACGAGTACGCTTATCAGCAAAGGAACGGGCACGGTCAGATACTTGATTAGCAGCAGAACAATTAACTGCGGGAAGTGGAGCCATTACTTCAGATAAGTCACGGGCAACAATGTCAATAAAGTTTGCTACTACGTTAGCATCTACACCTTCTGGAAAGAATTGAGGATAGACAGAAGAAATTTTGCCTTTACGAACCGCAAGTACATCTTGTGCTCTTGAATCTTTATCTGCAGAACGCTCTTTAAGAGAGGCTACTCTTGCTGCAATCTGTTGTATTGATAACAATATAATTCCTTATCCGTATGTTTCTTGCCATTGGTCAGCAAGGGCTTCATCTAAATTAACCCAGTCTCGTCTTTCTGTTTGTGCTCTGGTTGCCCAGCGATTTTTTGCATATCTACTTATATTGCTATTCTGTTGCATAAATTCCCGTGCTCTCAGCACGATAAACCATAACGCCATAACACAGTCAGTTTTACCACGGGTATTAGGTTTCCAAGTTATTAACTGTTGGATTAATGCCTTCATACCCTCTGAATGTTCAGTAGATGGAAACTCAAGAATATTATTTTTTTGAAACTTTTCATCTCTTAAAGTTCCCATTAACATAGATATATTTGCTACACCAAAGTTACTATCCCATTTGTTTTTACCAGTAAAGTGAGATTCTAAACGGCAGCCATATCCTGCTAACCAATTTCTTAAGTCATCATCTAATGCATATGCTTTTTGATGAGCATTAATTTCAACTCTTAATTCTTGTGGTCTATATTTTTCAACTAATTGTTCAATTGCTTCTTGAATTTTTTGGGGAGTAGGGTCTGACATATTAACGCAGTCAAGAACATATATCTTGCTATCTGCTCTATTATATGTAGCCACCACAAACGCGGCATTCCCGCCCATTGCGGGGTCAAACCCAATAATTGTGTACCCCTCAATGCGCGAGGGATGTCCTACCGCACCCGCTTTCAGCGGTCCGCGTTTGCGTTGGCCATTGATACAACCCTGAACAATTGCTGGGGCAAATATATTATCTTCTGAAACATCTTCTTGTTGGTATACCAAGGCCCATGTTGATGGTGTTACTTCACTACGCCGTCTTACTAATGCTTTGCCGTCCCACTTTGGGAAGAGTCCTTCTTCGTCAGGAACCTCAGAATCCCCATCCCACGCAACGTCTGATTTAGGCCAGAGCGTTTTCCAGTCTTCAGGTTTTTCCGAATACTCCAAAACAGCAGGCATGCCCATATAAGTAAAAGGGCTTTTACCACCAGACCAGTGTTTTGTCTCGCGGAGTTCTTTGTAGAAGTCTTGTGCTGCAATTCGTGTCCCTACGATTAGTAACTTACCGTTTTTACCCAAACGGGTAATAACTTCTTTTTGTAACCAGTTGATTTGTTTTTCCCACTCATGGGCGTTAGCCGTGGTAATGCAGTCATCTAAGATGATTAAGTCAGCACGGGCTCCATAGATTTGACCACCCATACCAAGTGCCTGTATGGTGGGGTCTTTCTCACTAGAGTTACGTGCATCGCTCCCAAGGTAAACGGTATCAACTCGCCAAGTGTCTGAATCTTCTTTCCAACCACCTTCGGGGCCAAAAGTTGTTTGCAACTTTAACCAGCGTGGATGGGAGAGTCTCTGCTTGATAGCGTACACGAATTCACGTGCTTTGATTAACGTTTTAGAAACCACGATAATGCGGATATTGGGATTGAGAGCGATACGATATGTGGAGTAGTTTACGGTAATGACCGTACTCTTAGCATGCTCGGGTGGCACGTTAACTAGGAGACGGGTTGGGTCAGCCTTTTCGTAAACCATACTAGGGTGGAGCCATGAAGGCTCTCTATCTTCTAGTAAGTCAATCCAATCCATATGGTGAGGGAATACCCTCTGATTTAAAAATATATCTGAGAACTTAGGGAAATCTATTTCTTCCTTAGGTATGCCTAAGGCTGCTAAAGAAGCATCCTTTGCCGCAGCCTTGGCCTCTGTCAACTCACTAGCAAATTTTTTATCCCTAAGACACCAGATTCTAACTGTGTCAGGTTTCTTACCAGCCATTTCCATAGCCCTATTAACAGAGTGGCCCTCGGCCACTAAGGCTATAACTTTAGCCTTTGCTCCTGCCATAGCATGGGTTCTGGGGTTACTTGCACCCTTAGTAAATGTCATTGGTCCTGTCCCGTTTTCATCAGTTGTAACAGTTAGTAAATATATTCTGTAACGCAAGTCCCCCAAGGACTTGCTACTGTTAAAAAGAAACAGCCTCTATATAGTATTAACCCGTTCAAACAGGTAAAACGAACGTTTTGTTTTAAAGTATTTTTTTGGTATGCCAAAAATTAGTATAAAATAGGACAAACTGTATCTGTATGGGGGATACTGCTGTACGGGAAAATCTTTTATGTAGAGTACATAGATAGGTTAGCGACTGGTTAATAAGCCTAGGGTCATTGAGACCCTTCGGCTTATGGGCTGATAGCGCTGTCAGCACTGTAACAGTTCGCTAATCAGCACTGACCCTCTGGCTAACTATTTAAATGAGAGCGCCAGAGAGGTTCCGATAAATTAAATTGCTAACTGATTTCCAATCAGTTGCTCAATTTAATTCGGCTACAATTTCCTGTTAAGAAATTGTTAGCCGTCTTATCAGACTTCGTGTCTGATAAGTCTGAACCAGCCTAAGCGAAACTGTAGCCTGACGCTGGCATCTGCTCATCAACTCGTTAGAGTTGAAGCAGTTATGCTAGCGTGGCTACTGCGTTGCCTGTAATGAACTGGTGGCAAAGGCTTGTCCTTTGCCTAGAGTTCCCCATTACGGTGTCATCAAACGCCCTTGACCTTGCGTTTGATTACTGTTCTGAACTGGCTGTCTAACCTGATTCCAAGACTGCCAGATTCAGCAACCTGAAATGTAAAGCACTTCGTCATGACATTTCTGAGACACCTGCTATTCT